CTAGTTGTTTATATCTTCCGATTCAGAAATTAACTTTTCTAAAATAATCTGACATTCTTCTTCGGTCATATATTTGTTTACGATCGTTACGCAAACCTTCTGATTTTTACTGCGGCTATTACATAAAGCATCATCTGTTGCTATAAGTGAACATAAGGAATCAAAATTTATTCTGTGACCCATTTTCACAAAGCTGTTTTGATAGTTAACTATCTCGATGAGTTCCTCTCTTGCGCTCATTTGATACCTCATTTCAGACAATTTATATCTCTTCCATTAGTGGACTTCTGTTGGCAACTCTTTTCCTAAATAAGTTGCTTTCGGAAACCAATCATCACAAACTGGATTGATTGCTGTTGCCCTACGCGAATTGCTTAAGTGACCTCGTTTTGTTCGATACTTAATCATCGGTGTTAGTCCAGTCCACATAACGCCATAACAATACCTATACACATTGCCTTTTTTCCACCAGCCAATTTGCCAATCATCTAAAGATGTAAATTTATTTGTCATAGCTACCTCTCCTACAAGGCATTTTAGAAATTCGCCTTATTTCTTTTCTATTTGAATCAATCTATTTATTATTTGCCACGTATTATATGATTTATGTTGACTTGTATATGCGGCTAGTTCACATATTTCTGATGGGACTGCTGCAGTTCGGATTCGTTGGTCATCGAATACAGTAATGTTGTATTCACATCTGCATGACCCAGAAAATCCCTGACTAGTTCTAGCTGCATCCCATTTCTACGAGCAAAAGTCGCTGCGGTTCTTCTGAATCGGTGCGGATGCACATTTGACACTCCCGCACGATCACCCAGTCTACGGACAAGCTTTTGTGCACCCGCTGGAGTCATCGCCTCTCCTTGTGCTTGTCCATAAAACAGTGGTCCACTATGATGTGGTGCCTCTTCCAAGTAATTAGCAAGGGCAAGCACTGCTTTAGCATTTAAATAAACAAATCGCTCTTTATTCCCTTTTCCAATAACTCGAATAGATTGGTTTTCTTGGTTATAATTCTCAAAAGACAATGAGATCAATTCTGATACTCGACAGCCGGTACTTAAAAGCAATTCAACAACTAGCGCTTCTTTTGCAGTCTTAGCTGCATCGCGTATCTTTTCTACTTCTAGGGCGCTGAATTCTCTCTTTTTTCTCTTGGGTACTTGAATTTTCTCCACTCTCGCCCCGGGATCATGATCGATATACTGTTCGACGTGGAGCCAATGGAAGAACCGAACGATGCACCCGCGTTCTCGTGCTAACGTAGCCTTGCTTAATCCGTCCATCATCTCTCGATTAGCAATAAATAATCGGATGTCATTCGTGGTTATTTCGCTATAAGACTTTCGCACTGCTCGCATAAATCGATTGATTGTCTGCATGTACAAATCTAGTGTCCCTGCGGCTAAACCTTGGATCTTTTTCGACACGAAGAATTGTTTATACGCGCTGGCATCCCCATGTTCGTCATAGATCATCACTTCGCTTGTTTGTCGTTCTACACGGTATTCTTTTAGCTGAATTGTTAATATCAATTTAATTTTCCGTAATTGTTGGTGATCAAAATCATTCGACACTTTTTGTAAGACTTGATTAATTAGGACCTCTTTACATTCCATTAAAATCGCCTCCTAAGTTCTATGAAATTTTCTCAACCATCGCTTTCTTTGAAATAACTATTTTTCCATGGTATTCATCAATCAAATGATCATCGCCTTTATCGGTGATCACTATGCGGATAATGCAGCTGTTGATTAAAACTTTGTCTACAAATCCAACTACCTCCGATTGCCAGGGGCTGGCAGGAATACATCGCCATTTCTCGTTAATAATCGGTTGGGGTAGCGTCATCGCGCGGCTCCTCATCGAGTTTTGGCTGATAAACGTACTCGTAGGGTTCGAATTTTTTGTTTCCAAGTAAGCGGTAATACTTGCCATCTTGAGTGATGAGGAAGTAGTACTCGGTCCCTGATTGATCCATACATTGCCCCAGGTACTGATCGGGATTCTTGGGATTTGAACGAAACCCCATCCATGACCAGTCTCGAGCTGATACGAATAAATCGAAAGTCATTCGTGCGGTTGAAAACTTATTTATCGGATTTTCCATCTAGGATCCTCCTTGCCAAAATCCTAAAAAGTCAATATAGCCCGGTGTCTCAACTTGATACTGTTTCAATTCTGATTCAATCATGTATTTCCTTCCATAGGTTTCTTTCATTGTGATCCAATCAGCCCACGGCACAAATCCGACTGTTTTCTCGATCATACAGCATACACCTGTGATTGCTCCGAGCGAGGCATGTTTATCAAGACAAGCAGCTTGATGCACAGTAACAACCGATTGCTGGATACGATCTTTTGTCGTCATTTTCGCTTCAAAGACAATCGCTTGGCCACCTTGTAAAGTTCCTTTATAGTCAGGTTGAGCTTTGCCTAGCGGGTAAACTGTCATGCTGCCATCTTGATTTATTTTCTTTACGCGAAAGGGTTCTGGCGTTTTCTCGATCATTGCGATATTTTGATGCTGGTAGTAAATGCATCCTTGATCGATTAGATTTTCAAACAGCCTTCCTTGGTCATTGCTTTGTCGATTACGCCAGTTTGTTTTGTAGTTGGTCATTCATTTCTCCTTTCAGCCATCGCGGCTTTTTCGCCACATTTTTATATAAAGGTGCCAGCCTTTAAATTCATTATGTTTAAAGATAATTTCTTGGATATGATGGTTTGGGTATTTGCTAGCGATCAAGTCATAACCTAGATCATTCGACATCGCCATTTTCTCCATCTGCCTGAAACTAAATATTTTCTTGCGTTTCTGTTTCTTTGGTCGCTCTAGGTTATTGCTGCAGTTCCATATCTTTGCGCTCTTCTTCCATCGCTGTCCCTTAGAAAGATACTTGGCTAAATCAAGCAGTCCTTCTTCTGTGGGGATCAGTCGTTTCGCATGAACCCGTCCTAATGATTTTCGAGCATTCTTTCTGCCTCTTGCCCAACAATCTTCTATTTCATCTCTACTGATACCTGATACGCTATTGATTATTATGTGGAAATGCGCTCTTTTGAGATAATCGCCATTTTCATCTAGTTCATATTCAAGAACCCAAATATATTTAAAAGGCTGGCCTAGTTTCTGATACTTCCTGCGACATCCTCTAAGGAAGACATCTGATAGAAAATATTTCGCTTTTTTTATATCCTTCGGTGGGGGCAACTCTCCTGATTTGAAGGTTAGTGTTAGAAAGTAATCTCCTTTTCCAAAATTCCCTTGCAGGGCCACCCTCATCCATCGGAATGTATTTCGATCATTAACTAGCTGTTGTGCTGGTCGAGTGAGGTATTCTGTTTTGTGCTGTTTCGTGGACTTCTTTTTTCTGTGTTTCTTCTCTTCTTCAACTGGGACGATCGCTACTTCTTGATAGTCCCCTGAGTAATATCTATTTGCCTGATTTTGCATACCAATTCTCCTTGGACCTGTTTTACGTCGTCAAGTTAATACTGATTACAAGGACGTTAAACGCTGAGTATTCAACGTTTTTATTGAACCGCTTCTTGAGAGATGGTATACTAGTTTCAGGCAGAAACTTCTCAAAAATGGATTTGTGATTGCATCCATCAAGAGCGGCTCATCTATTATAGATGGGCTTTTTTTGCATAGGAAAAAGCTGCATGATCCCATACAGCTTTATTTAGTTTTGTCTTATAGAATGATCGTGATTTTTTCTTGTTCGATCAGTTCTTTTAATTCTGTTTTCAGGTATTCATGAATCGATTCTTTGGCATGATACTTCCATAAACCACCATCAGCTTCAAATAATGCACAACTTCCACGTTCATTAATCCGGAATACAAATTGGCTTTCTGGTTGTTCAACTTCTAAGAACGTGCGGAATGGTCGTAGAACTGCTGGGCTTGGGACTTCTCCTTCAGCAACTGTTTTAGCCCCTGTTCTGACGGTCGCTGTTTGTGTTACTCCGTCATCTTTTACATCTGCGCTATTTTCGATCTTAATAGCGCTTGAAAATCGAAGAATAGCTTCTGCATCATCTGTACGATCAAACAATGATTTGATATTGATTACAAAGCGCTCCTGATCCAAAAATTGACCGTAAGGGTAATTTTGTAATTCCGCTTGAGCTGCGATCAGGCTTTCGCGTTTTCGCTCTGCGTTAAGTTGGCTATAGACGACAACTTTAGTTGGGCTTTTTACATGAACTAGTAATTCATCCGGATCGTCTGATAGTTCTTGATCAAATTTTGAAAGCAAATATTGGACCAATCCGCTTAACGAATTCACCTCTAATGGATCCGCATATTTTGCTGGAAATAAATTGCGTAAGCTTGCCTTATTATTGTCATAAAAGACATGATTCTCAATTTTATGGATAACCTCTTGCCCACTGCTCAACTCTACTGCGTACTCTAATGCATCTTTGATATTTTCGCTCATGTTCTATTCCTCCAACTTTTAATTTGTTTGATGTTTTCTAAAATCGACAATTTCACTTTCTTTTTCTTCAAGTTCCTCGACTGGTTGCCCAGTATCTGTCTTGATTTGTAGATCATCGGGATCCATGAAAAGTTGACCGCGGGCATTCGATTTAAGTTCTGCGGCTTCTAGTTTTCCTGTATCTGAATTACGACCAAAGAGAACTTTTGTTTCTGTTTCTTCTCGTGGGACTAGCTTTGATTTACACTGACTAGCTAAAATAAACATGTCCCGGTCTTTATTCGGGATGATGTCGACTGTTATTGTTACAGATCGTTTTTTCGTTGGATCTGTATTGCGATCAAGAATGTTTTCGAGTGCTTTCTCCATTTCGTGAGTAAACTTTTCTTGAACAGCCCCATCATCAATTTTTGATAGATCTAAATCAATCGATTGTTTCATTTACTGCCACGGCTCCTTTCCTTGAGATAAGGCACGTCGATACACGCCCGGAAACTTCAACTTGTACTTAAGCTCCTTCAATTGATCAAAGAGGAATGAGGGAACAGCTTTTCCGTCTTTTTGGAATTTCCGAATGTTCCCACGAACAACACGAATTGTCTGATGGTCGTCATATCGTTCCTTTTCAGCAGCGTTCATGGGTATTTTTCTTTTTGGCATAGTGTAAACTCCTTCTAATGAATTTATTTTGAATCGGAAAATTGGAGTATCAGTTTTTCTTCAATTCCCTTTCCGAGTGTTACCTTGTGGTGCCATAGGTTGATTCCTCGAAGCTGGAATAACTCTGTCTTACCTTGAGTGGTTCGCGCCTCGATTTTGTATACTGGCTTGCCTTCTCTAACCATCCTCCGGATGTGGAGCACTTCCGCAGATTGAGATTCAAGATAGGCAATCACTGTTGAGAGCATGGTTCACCTCCTCTTTCAGCCACGTATCCGCCTTTTGTACTCGCCAGTCTCTAATCTGGCATTGTATCTATCGACGAATCTGTTGTAAGCAGCAACAAAAAAGTGCCAGCTTGTCCATAAAATAATAATTACTAAGCCAGCAGTGATTGAAACTCTGCTTACTAATGCTAGTAACGTTAGAAATAGTGCAATAAATAATGTGTCTTTAAGGTCTTTACTCATTTAATTGGTACCTCCCCTTTATGTCAGTTTTCTTTTCTAACTCATTTACGATTCCCGCTTGAATTGTATTGGTTATTTTGATTAGTGGAATATGATCGCCATATGCAGCTATATCAAATTCCATTCCATCTAACGTATATCCGTAAACTATTGGAATATTTTGTTTGTCGCATTCCTTCACGACTTGTGTAAGCAGAAAATTTATTTTGTCGACAGCGATAGCGTCTTTATAGTCCCCTTGATCAACATGCGTTTCGCCATTTGGCCAATATCTATCAATCAGTGCTAAAGCTTCACCTCGTGTATGGACTTTGTGGTCCATATTTCCATCTGTAAAATTTACTGTTATCATGGGATGCTCCTTTGTTATAATTTGATTGTCAGTACTTCCACGCTGAAATAACCAGAAAGGAAAATGTTTCTATGATTGACTATTTAGGTATTTACAAAGTATTACTTGAAAGTATCTCGACAGGTTCCGAAAGCGATTTTCAAAGTCTTTTGGACTCTATTACTAAAGAAGAAAGCATTTTGGAACTACGCGGAAAAATTGGTGATGAAAAAGCAAGCCTTTATTTGCAAGACATGGTACAAGATTTTATTAACATCGGATTGGTCGTTGGTGCTGTAACCCCTGCTGATGGTGGTAGATTATTCTATCTTGATCGTCTTACTCCCCAAGGCTATCTTCAGTTGCAACAATTTGAGAAAAAAAGCACGATTGAAAAACTAAAGTCTTTTGCAAAAAAAGATGGAATTGCACCAACACCCGCAAATATCACAAAACTTCTCGCAACATTAATGTGGGATTGATTCGAATGTTTCGCAAATGATATCAACTGATACCACGGTTTTATCTCCGATTCTTCTAATTTTTAGCGAGTCTGAGATAAAACCATGTACTTTTTTTCCCTCGATAAATAGTCCATCTTCTTTAGACTGAATTATTTTTGCGATGCGTGGTGTTTCTATTATTAATTTCTGTGCTTCCATATTTCCTGACATGTATAAAACTCCCCCTTTTAATTGAAGGAAAACGACAATATGCATGCCCGCATTTTCTATCGTATTTTTCTTTTGTCGTTTTCCTCTCGCCATTTTTTCACTTTGTTAATGTTGAAAACTGGGCTACCGCTCGGATTTGGCTCTGATTCAAGCCCAGCTTTCCGCCAGTTTCTGATTGTTGACGTTGAAACGCCTAACCTCTTTGCAAGCTCAGTCTGATTAAACTCAACTTGATTTACTTCCTTAAAAACAAGTTCTTGCTGCAATTCTTGTTTGATTTCTTCTCTCAATTCTTGTTTGACAGCTGGCAAGATAATCGAAAGGCTTTTTTGTACTTCCGCGCTGACTAACTCCTCAAAAGCTGTCATTTTATCACGCTCCTTTTCAATTCTCATTTTTCAAAATATTAATTAGTCTATTTGGAAGTAATTGCTCCCTTTGTTACCGATTGGTTACTAAAAACGTAAAAAAAATAGTAATCGGGATCAACGCCTAGTTTCTCTTTCGCAATCGCAACTTCTTTAAGTGTAAAATCCCTTTTTCCATTTTCTTTTTTTCGATAAGTATCAACATTCATGTCTAACACTTCAGCCATATCTTTTTGCGTCATACCTCTTTCAGCTCTTAAGGCTTTTAATCTCTTAAACTCCATTAAAGACAACTCCTCTCCTCAAAGTTACCGATCGGTTACAAACACATGTTAGCATCGTTAAAAAGACAAGTCAACATATTTGTTGCCAATCGGTCACTTTTTTGTTTACTTTATGTATTATATTGCTTACAATATGTATTGTAGACGACAGGAGGAATCAGGGTGAAAGAAGAATTATTTCCTATAAGATTGAAGAAGCTAAGAACTGAAAGAAAATTAACATTGGAGGATTTAGCCAAAAGTATTGGTACAACAAAAACAACTTTATCAAGATACGAAAATGGCGAACGCTCACCTAAACTACAAATATTGGGAATGCTAGCAAATTTTTTTGATGTAGATATGGCTTGGTTAGCTGGTAGCGAAGAAGATATAAAAAAAGAAGAAAATAACTTATCAGTATTAGAAAATATTTTTGGAAAATTAAACAATGATAATCAGAACGAGGTTATCCACTTTGCCCAATTTAAACTTGATGAACAAGAATTGGAAAAGAACGAAAATGACAAAAATGAAGAATTTATGAAAGACCTATCTGCATTTGTTGATGAATTTGGTCAAGATGCATACGAAGACCTATACAATTTTATTGTCAACAAAAGAAAAAAAAACGATGATAACGCCGATGCCGTATAGATTATATCAAAGTTTTTTTCGGGTATTCTCGAAAATTCTAATCCCCTTTTTATGATCATTGATATAAAATTAATTTATATATTATTTTTTTTGCGAAAGGAGAATTGTATAGTACGTTTATAAGAGCGCTTTATTGATAAAATCTGTAGAAATGAGAGAGTATCAATATGATCATTGATTTTAACAAGCACAGATATAAGACCAAAAATGTGTACACAAAGAAAAAAAATTTAAAAATAGAAGATGCGAAACGACTCACTGAAACCGAAAGAGATGAGCTGCATAGTATCATAAAGATACTACGTTCGAAATCAAAAGCGGTTGAAATAACTATCTAA